AGGCGACCATAAGGCTCCCACAACCAACGCCAATGTAGCTGCTTCGCGGCATCGAGCGCGGCGAGGAGGGCCTCTGTATCACCCTCCTCCGGGATGAGCGGCGTCACATAGATCATCGACCGGGCGGGCCAAGTGTAGAGCGAGGCGTTGCACGCGCTGTTGCACGTCATGATCGTGTCGATGCCCGCCGCCCTCTCGAAGAGTAAGCCCGAGGTCCAGCCGCACAGCAGCGCGATGTTCTGGTAGAACGCATCGTCCTGGTGCGCGCGCGAGACGAACGCAGCGGCGACGGCCTCGGTCGTGGCAGCGCACCCGAGGAGCGCGGCCCATTCCGCCAAGAGCTCATCCGCGCTACGCGGATCTGCCTCATCGAGCATGGCGTGCGCTCGACCTTCGCAGCGCTCGAGCTCCTCGGCCAAACCTGCGATGAGACGGGTAAAGCGGCTTTCGGCGGGCTGCTCCCATAGCCGGCCACGCGGCAAGAGCGCCCGGAGCTGCGAGGCGTAGGAGCCGTAAAAACCCATCAAACAAGCTCCGAGATCGTAAGTGTGCCGATCGTAGCTAGGCTATCAGTAGGGATCTCGATCGCGGCCGCGGGGGCAACGATCTCGTGGTCCTCCTCGCCGGCCGCGCGGGACACAGCCTCGCCAAGGTGGGTCAGACTGATCCTCCCGCCCGGCGCCGAGCGATCAGCGAACAGTTCCGTCAGCTCCGCCGTGACTGCAGCCACTACGGCGTCCGTGTACGGGGTCACATGGACCTCAATGTCGACAGAGATCTCCACCGGCGCAGAGACTACGACCTCGGCGGTGAGGGGCTTCACGGTGTCGATATAAGCCTGCACCTCGGCGACCTCGCTCTCGTTCGGGATGGGCGAGAGGTCGTTGTCGCGTGCGAAGAGCACCACGACCGTACCAGGGCCGAGGGCTGCGGGGTATTCCCACGCGCGCGTAACGCCCGACACCTCAAGCGCCCAGCGCTCATAATCGCCTGCGCCGCCCGCGCGCGGGGGGTTTTGCCAGTCGGCGATCACGCGCAGGCGTAGGGCCTCGGGGCTCTCTTCGTCCGCGCCCGAGTCCAGGCCAGGGGCCTCAACAAAAGCGTCGGCATCTACACCAGCGACGGGGGATAGTAGAGACACGCGCGTGGCCTCGGGGGCGTTGCCGGCGGCCCCGGGCTCGACGGCCTCTACTGAGATCGAGGCCTCGCCGCCTGAGATAGTAGCCTCGGCGGTGCTACGGTAGAGCACCGAGTCTGCACGCTGCCATTCGGCCCCGGCTGGGATCGTAGAGGCATTGACGCCGGTCGCTAGGATGGTGCCAGTAGCGCGCACCGCTGACGTGGGATAGATCCCCCGCATCGCTGCATGATCTAAGAGCCAACGCCCTGTCGCTGTCGTCGGCAAGATCTGACGCGCGAGGAAAGCCACGTGCCCGTGGAGCTGGTGCGCAGCGCCCGCGACGGCGATCGCGAGAGCCTCCTCGATCGAGTAGGGGACGCGCGCGGTGGTCTCGGGTAGCGAGGCCTCGATATCCGCGCGAACGCGGTCAACGATGACAGCCAGTGACGGTCGATCAAAACTCAAGGCTCAGCTCCCATATGCCGCGGTAGCGCGGGTGATCGGCGCCCGTGATCTTGATCGCCACCAAGACGGCGTCGGCATGAGTGTAGTCGGTACGCAGGTCGATGGCAGAGGCGATCTCATCCTCGAGCATCCAGGCAAGCGCGCGCTGTATCGACTCACGCAAGCGCGCGTCGAAGGTCGCATCGCGCGGGGTGCGCATAACGGCCCACAGCTCCGAGCCCCAAGGTCTGCGATCCAAAGCGAGGGCCTCGCCCCACCAGCCGCCGTCCGAGCCGACACGTGCATCGGTGAGCAGCGAGATCAGTGCGGCGGTGCGGAGGTCATCACGCAGCACAAGCTCCCGATCGCCTGCAAGATCGAAGCACTCGAGCGCGGGGTTGTAGACCGTCGAGATCATTTGATCTTCACCTCGGCGGCCGCGCAGGACGTGCCGGGAGTCAGAGCGGGGGTGGAAGGAGTATCAAAAGCCTTATGCCCGTGTGCAATGGCCCACTGCTCGAGCGCTCCGATCCGCTCGTCAACCTTACTAGCGAGGGCCGCGTAGTCGCTAGGCGAAGAGCCGAGATGGATCTCGCCGTCTGTCTTGCAGTAGATGCGCACGCCGTTGTCAGTGTATAGCGCCACCTCGCCCTCTTGCAGCGTCGTGGGCCGCACGCGCCGATCCTCCACAGCCACGATCACAAGATGAGCACGCGACGCACCGACCGAGAGAAGAAGGCACTCTGAGCCTTTCGGTGGCACGGAAGCCAAGCCGAACTCACCGAAGCGCTCAACGCCGTCGCGGAGCTCGTCGTCGATGCCGGACACCTGCACAGCCTGGAGTTTCTCCTCGTCGACCTTCTCGACGACCGCGCGGGAGATCAAGCCCCGGACGCGGGCGAAAAGGGTTTGCAGCGCGGTCATTGGTCTAGCCCTCCGCTCTTCGGCTTAGCAGGAGCCAACGGCTCAGGATCATAGGCATGCTCGCCCTTCAGCTCGAGGCGGGCTTTGGTGCCTGTGAGCCCCTTCGACAGCTCTACCTTAGTCACGAGTAGGGCCTGCTCGATCGAGGCCCAAGGATCGACAACATCGACCATCAGACCCGGACGCCAAAGCGTACCGTCCGCCTGGTGCCAGCCGAGCACGGTCACGGTATAGCCGCGCGACTTCGAGGCGCGGGAACGAGCCTCCCACAACGCTCGCTTCTTCAGGATGCCGGCACTCTCGCCCTCGACTTGGAGGGTCAGCGCACGGGTCCTCATGGACGGGTCGCTGGAGGTGGCGCGGATGTTCGCCGCGCCGAAGGCCTCGCTCGTGCCTTCGATCTGCGCTACGCAGGCGTAGTCGCTATAGCGCTGACTCACGTCGTCGGAGAACTCAGCCTCGAGGATGTTGAGGCCGAGTTGTAACCGACTGCCCGACACAACACGAGGGCTACCGATCACCAAATCACCACGAGGCGAAGAGCGAAGGAGTAGCCCGCGCATGCGCGCCGCGCGATTGAGCGCATCGAAAACGGTCTCGCCGACCTCGGTCGCGAATCGAGCGAAAGGTGCGCCTTCATCGGCGCCGAGGGCAACGCTCACGCGGATACCGTAAGGCGCACAAAACACGTTAGCGATCTTGGAAATCGTGGCACCGGCCCAACTTTTTTGCACCGCCGAACAGTCGATCAAGTCTGCGGTGCGCGAGCGTGCACGAACCTCGAGGCTGTGCGAGCTCGCGGAGTAGCGCACGACCGCAGCGTCCACGAAGCCGGCAAAAAGCAGCTCGCCGCCAACGAAGGCCTCGAAAGCGTCGCCGGCGCGAACGAAGCGATCGACGAAAGGCGCAGGCGCGGCGCCGAGGTCGACGTGGGCGAGCTCCAGCTCGGGCGATAGCGAGTCGAGCGCGTCACGATAGGTGACCTCGGTCCAGCCTCCGATCGTGCCTCCCGCGACGCGGAGGGAGATATCAGCCATCATCAACCTCCGCGTAGATCAGCGAGGCGCCGCGCGAAACGAAGCCTGGATGCTCGATCTCGGTGCGCGCGAGGAAGCGATCATAAGCGCTGATGTCGCCGACCTCATCATAGGCGATGGCGAGTAGGGGGGCATCCTCGCCGACCTCGACAGAGCGTGCGAAGGGGAGCGCGGCCACGGCGGTGCGCATGTCCTCGATCCACAGCCGCCGCAAGTCTGACACGGTAGCTGCCGCGTCCTCCCACGAGGCTTGGAGCTCGCGCAGCAGAGTCAGCACGCGCGCGCGCATGGCCTGCGAGGTCTCGATGTTCTCGAGCGCCACGACTTCGGCCGCCCGGATCAGGCCGCAGATCCGCGAAACGAGGAGCACGCGAGAGAGCGCGGCGGCGTTGACGCGGCGCTGTACACGCGCCGATGATGCACCTTCGACCTGCGGGAGATCTTGCAGCGCCGCGATCCGCGTGTCGGTCTCGAGCAGGATCTCGCCGCGAGCGCGCGAGGTCGCGGGAGCCACCACGGATGGGGCGTTGCGCTCGGCGGTCACCGCGTCGATCAACACCTCGGCCACGGATGATAGCGCGCTGAAGATCGAAGCGATGGCCGAACGCACAGATGCCGCGAGCTGGGCGGGGAGAGCAATCAAGGCCTGCGCCTGCTCGGCGAGGTCTTCGACCGCGCGTACCCCAGCCTCGATCGTGCCCATCACACCGGCGGCCGCACCTACGATCGCGCGCAGGTCGCTGGCGAGGGCCTGCACGAACTCGAGGGCCTCGTCATAGACGCTTGCGACCTCGGCGATCGCACTCCACACCGCCGCGAAGTCTTCGTCGGCGGCGGCCTCTAAAGCCTCAAGCTCCGTAGCAACCTCGGTCGTGGTGCGAGCGCTGACGAAGACCTTGAGGGGATCGCTCTCGCCGGCTTCGACGAAGGAAGCGGAGAAGCTCGCGCCACCTCCATCAGCGTCGCTCTCGGAGATCGTGACGGCGCCTACGACCTGCGCCTCGATCACACCATAAAGAGGATGCGATAAGCGGCCTGAGCCCGGGGTCTCGAAAGCGCGCTCGAGCTCCTGCCGACGCGAGACGTAATCCTCGCCGACCACGAAGCCCTCGATCTCATAGCGGCGCGCAGCGCGCCCGAGGTCTTCGGCGTAATGCTCCTCGCCGGCGGGAAACTCGTGCACCTCCGCGCGGCGGCCGAGCTGCGCGCGCGAAGAGCGGAGGAGGAAAGGCACGCCTCGCCAGGACGCGGGTAGGAGGTCATCGCGCCAGGCCATTAGTACAGCGCTCCGAAGGCGAGGCCGGTGTCACCGACGACCTTAAGCGCGCGGGCGCTTGCACGGACGGCGCCAGACGAGTCGGTTACACGCGCTACCGGCATGCCGCTCGCGTCGAATGCGATGCTCACGTCCAGATGCTGCGCCTTCGCCTGTGCGGTCGGCGAGATGATGTGCTTGATCTCGGCCATAGTCTCACGCGCCGCGCGCAGCGGGGAGGCGTCGGGGAGATCGACGCCTAGGCTACGGGCAGCGCTCACCACCGTCGCCGCAGGCGCGGCCACTAGATAGCGCCACGCCTTCGACTGCTTGAGCGCGGCGAAGGCGCCGACGATCGCCTCGACAGCGGACACGGCCGCCGACTTCAGAGCGTCGAAGTTTGCCGCGATCAGCATCACCAGGCCGGCCAGCGCAGACAAAGGCCCCAGCAGGACTGCGATAGGCGCCAGCATTAACCCAAGTACGATCTTGGTGCTCGTTGACGAGTCGCGCAGCCGCGCCCAAATCCCAGCGAGGCGGGCCTGTGCCGCGTCCCAATGTTTCACGAGCTTGTAGATCGCGACACCGGCGGCGACAATCGCCACGACCGCCAGCACGACGGGGTTTGCGGCGAAGGCTAAGAGGGCCTTGCCCGCCGCCAAGATCGCAGGAATCGCGAAGCCGCGCGCCGCAAGCGCCACGCCTGCGTAACCTCCCGCGAGCTTGACTAAAGCCATCGACGAGAGTGCCATGCTCCCTACCAGGAGCGCGGAGCCGAGCACCAGCGCGAATGCGCCCGCCGCGACGGTGGCGCCGAGCACGAACTTCGTCAGACGCGGGAAGCGCCGGCTGATAGCCTGCACCCTCGCCGACACCGTAGCCAGGCCCTCGGCCGCGAGCCTCACGAGCGGAAGTAGCGACATACCGAGCTGGATGCGCAGACCCTCGAGCGCGCTCTCGAGCTTGATGGTAGCGCCTGCGGTCGTGTCCAGCATGAGCGCGGCTTGGCTGCGCGTAGCTCCCTCAGACGTCTTGAGTTTTTCGAGGAGCTCGTCGAACTTACCGCTCTCGAGTAGGGGGGCGAGGCCGGCCATGCCCGCCATGGCGCGTGCGCCGAAGAGGCGGCCGAACGCAGCGACGCGGGCCTGCGGGTCCAGGTCGCGCGTCTTCTGGCCTACAAAAGTAAGCTGTTCGACCAGCGACATGGCGCCCCACCGCGCACCCGTCATCCCGTCCGCGAAGCCGCGAAAGGCTTTCGCGCCCGCGCCCTTGAGATCGGTCATGCGCTGCATGATCCCCCGCAGCGACGTGCCAGCCATCGAGCCCTTGAGACCGACGTTGGCGAGCATGCCGGCCAGGGCACCCATGTCCTGCTGCGATACACCCAACGCCTTAGCGGTCGTGGCCGCGTATTGCATCGCGTAACCAAGCTCGCCGACATCCGTAGCGGTCGCGGTACTCACGCGCGAAAGAATGTCGATGCTTTTCGCGACCTCGCGAGGGTTCTCGGCGTCGACGCCAAATTGTCGCAGATACGAGATCGCGATCGCCGAGGCCGAGCCCACATCCATCATATTGGCGGCGGCCATATCGAGGATGGGCTGCATCGAGGAGATCGACGCCTTGACGGAAAACCCATCTTGTGCGAGGTTGGCGAAAGCCTCTGCCGCCTGTACCGCAGTAAAGCTCGTGGTCGCCCCTAGGCGAAGGGCTTCGTCGCTTATCGCACGCATGCCCTCCTCGCCATAATCATCGCCCAAGGCCTTGACGCGCGTGATCATCTGCTCGAAGTCGCTCGCGGCCGAGGTCATCGACCCAACGACGCCAAGGATGCGCTGACCGACGCGCACCGAGGCGTCGCCCGCCTGACGCAGGTTCGCGGCGACCTGGAAGGAAGCGGCGGCCTTGCGCTTGGCTTCCTCAAGCTTGGCGACGCTCGCCGCGACCTTACCAAAGCTCGCCGAGAAGCGATCCTCTAAGAGGAGGATGATCTTTGCTTTGAGGTCAGCCACTCAACCCTCTTTGTCCGCGCCCATGATGCGCGCGGCTTCGGCGTGCCACAACAACAGCTCCCGCACACTCATCACGTCCAGCTCGGCCAAGCTGAAGTGGAGCACGTGCGCCACCCCAGCCATGGCCGAGACAATCATTTTGGGTCGGCCGCCCCTCCGATGGCCTGCACAATATCGGTAAAGTCGGCAAGGCTCATGTCCTCCACAGCGGAGGGAGTCGCGCCGCACACCGATGCCACGATCGCAAACATACTCTCAGCCTGATCGCGCGCGCGCGCCATCACACGGTAGGCTTTCGCGGTAGGCTCGGCGAACGTGATCTCCGAGACCTTCTCGCCACACACCGCGATCGGCTTCCGTAGAGTGATCGTAAAAGTGCCGTCTTCATTGGCTTTTATCACGCCTTCACCGCCGCTTTCCCGGCCATCTTGACCGACACCTCGCCGTCACCTGCCGTGAGCTCCACAGGCTCGGTGACGAAGGCCTCGCGCACGATGTAGCTAACGCCCGAGTCGGTCTCGAACTCGACGGTAACACCGGCGATGTCCGAAAGCTCGCGAAGATCCGAATTCGGACCATCGAGGAAGGTCGCTTCGATCGTCGCCTCCTTCGGCTTCTCGGTGTAGCCGACGACGGCGCCGTTCGAGAATTGTGGCGTACGCCCCATACCTCCGAGGGCGAGCTTAGCGCCCTCCTTCGACTCTTGGAGCACGCCGTCGATCTTGATGTAACAAATGCCGGTAAATTTCATGTCAAAACCTTTCGATTAGCGGAACATGATCTTGGCGGCCACGACATGGAGCGCCTTCATGAGGTACGGGCCGAACTGAAGATTGACGCGGTTCGCATCACTCTCATCGATCTCGGCGATGATCTCATCCTTGATCTCTTCGGTCCCAAAGACCAAGCCCGCGTTCTCTTTCTCGAAGAGCCACGCGATGGTTTCCGCCTTGATGCCGCTCGGAGTCAGGATCTTTAGGCCGGCAGAAAAGCGCGCGCCGTCCGCCGCGAGATTGAAGTCGCTGAACTTCAGCGAGAAGCGCACGTCGAGGTCGTAGCGCAGATAGCTCAAGATCTCAAGCGTGGTCACATCGAGATAGCTCGTGTCAGCCACACCAGCGGCCGTGCTCTGGTAGGTGGTGATCAAGCGCGATATCGCCACCTTGCCATCAGCCGTAGCGATCACGCTCGACAGGCCATCAGTGAGCGCGATGTTGCGCTCGGTCCAGGTCCACCGATCGGCGGGCGCGGGCGCGACCATGCCGCGAATCACAAGCCCGCGATGCGGCTGCGCGACGTTGGGCTTGGCGTTGATCAGAGCCGCGACCGCTGCGGCCACCTCCCACGAGGTGGAAGGCGAGCCTTGGAGCGGCACCACGATCGAGTAAGGAGAGTTCCGCGCGTTGGCGTAGCTGGTGACAGTGCCCAGAGAGCCGGCGAGCGCGACGACCAAGAGCCCATCGAGCTTGACGGTCGGCGCCCAGCGATCCTCGAGCGCGAGCTCGAGCGCAGCAACGCTCGTGGCGTCATTGAGCGACGTGGCGATCGTCGAGTAGCGCGACTCGTCGATAACGGCGATGGCGTTGTTCACATCGGGATCGGTAGCACCAGTCACACCGACCGCGACGGTACAACCAACACCCGCAGGAAAGCCCTCGCTCGAGCCCATGTTGAAGCGCACGTCAACCGTGTTTCCCTGCGTGCCGGCGTTCTTCGCGGTCAGCGTGACGATGTGATCGCTCTCACCTTCGCCAACCGCAGCGTTCATCGGACAACGCGAGTCGGCCTCGATCGCGGCAGCGCACGCAGTCGCCACCTCCTCGGCGGTGGCGCCAATACTCACAGCCAACGAGTAGCGCGTGCCTGCGACGTAGAGTGACACAGCGCCCGAGGCCGTGGCTGGCCCGGTGAAGGTCAGGGTCTGCGTGCCTTTGGTCGCGCCACCAGCGTCGTCCAGCGCGACGGCCCAAAGCTCGGTCTGCGGGTCGGCGGCCTTGTAGGCGCTGATCATCGCGGCCAACTGTGAGCCGACGCCGAAGAAGCCCTCGCCCTCGGCGGCCGAGAGAACGCGCACAGGCTGGAGCTCGGCGACGGTACCGGTCGCCAAACGCTGCGAGATCAGGAGGGCCTTGCGCGGGAACACACTCGCGCGCGAGCCCGCCTGCGAAGAATCGAACTCGGCATAGAAGCCGGGCTCGCGAATCAGCACGGGAATTTGGGAGAAAGAAACGCCCATCAGGAAAGCTCCTCATCGTCGGGAAGGGATGACACGATAAGCGCGGGCGAACTCGTAGGCTCGTCCACGATCGACACATCACCGTCGCGCAAGCGACGGCGCCAAAAAGAATTGATCGCCACGCGCGCGCCCGCGCCAGGCAAGAGGGTCAGTGATAGGGGGTCGCGCACAGCGCGCCCGGGGGCCGGCATCAGCGTCACATGGATCATGAGTACACCACCAAAGATGAGATGTCAGGGGAGGCTACGCTCGTAGGATCATCGAGATCCCAGCCGATCCGCAACAGCCGCACGAGTTCGGAAGGATCCTCATCACCAACAGCAACGGCTTGCTCCCACGAGATCGCCCAGAGACTTACGCCTCGGGCGTCGGTAGCAGTCGAGTAGAGATTCTCGAGTTCGATACCGCTCGGCGGCCGCACCACATACGCCGCCCACGGAGAAGCAGCCACAACGCTCAAAAGCTCCTCGGCCACAACGAGCGAGGTGGGGGAGCGTGCGGCGCTCGCTGCATCCTGGGCCACCACGAAAATCGCCCACCGCGCGGCGAGCACGTTCCCCCCAGGCGAGCGGTCCAAGCGTCCGCCCAAACAAGCAACGGCGGCGCTAGGTGAGGAAGCCGTGAAGCGCTGCAGCGACTCGAGTTCAAAGCGACCAGCGTGCGCTACAGCGCGCCGAAGGAGCTTCACGCCACCGACCTCATGCGCAGCGAGGGCCTCGACGATAGCGGTCTGAGTGCCGAGTATGCTCATGCGAAGGCTCTCGCCATGAAGCGCTCGATCTCGGCGTCGATCTCCCGCGCATCACGCGAGCCGATACCGAGGTACGGGCGCGCGGGGAGGTTGATCTCAGGCCGCCCCTCTTGATGCGCGCGGGCGTAGACCAGCGCGCTCCCGACGCGGGCAGAAGAGATCGATGACTCGGAGACGATCGAATCGTGCAGGTGGCCCCGGTACTGCAAGAGCGACTGCGTGCCTCGGCGCCTCTCGGCGGTGCGCGCGGTCCACGGCGCCCACCGCTCACCGTCCGGTGAGGCCTTGCGCTCGGATATCCTGCGGCGAGTCTGGCTCTCAGCTACCGCCGCCGCCGTACGCAACAGCCCCCGGCGCACACGGAACGCCGACGCGCTGACCCTCTCCACAGCCGCGCGAAAGCGCGAGATGTCAATGCGGAGATCGGACATTAGAAATACCTCAAGGTCGAGCGCGTGAAGATACGACAAGGCGATGAGAAGCGCAGGGACGGGGCGGCGGGCACAACCTCAACGACACCCAGGCCCGCAGCGCCTGAAGCGATCGCCACGAGCTCCTTCATCGCATCCTCGTAGCGGCGGCGCTTATCATCGGTCAGAGCGAGGGGATCCGTGCTCGCGAGGTAGATGGCGATGTCGCCGCAAAGGCTCGCAAGCACGGCAGGTACCGGCGAAACCGGCACCGTATACCGCACCTCAAGGCGCGCATCAATACGAGCACTAGCCTCGTCGAGGGCGCGCTCGAGAGCGGACGTATCGGGGTCGCCATTCTGGTCGCGGTCGCACGATGCCGTCACATAGTCGGCCCCGTAACGCTCGATCAAATCAGCGACCCCGATATAAGCCATCTTAGTCTATCCAATCGCAGTCGAGGGTTGCGATCTTGTTGAAGTAGATGTTGCTTTGCCCGTTCGCCAACACCTCGCTCTTGAGGAGCGTGTTGACGGCGGCTTGGTTGCTTTGGCCGTGCACCAGCAGCGTAGGCCGAACGCCCATCTTGTGGCCCTTGTCGCGAGTCAGCGAGCGCATGGCCGCGAACGCCGCGTCAAGGTTCTCGCCCGTGATCGCAGCGGTGCTGCGGTAGGCCATCTGCCACAACCCATAACCGAAGCCGAAGCGGCCGTAGAGCCCGTACCGATACGAATTCTTGGTGAACACATGCTCGTCGTGCTCGTAGTCCATCGCCTGAAACTCAAAGTCCTGGCGCTTCTGGACGATCAGGGGCTTGATCGGCCAGCGAAGATCGAAGAGGTACCAAGCATCGACTTCGTCCGACGTGTCGATGTTCGACACGGTGGTGACAGCGGTCTCGCCGTCCTCGCCGACAGGATGCGAGTCCGAGAAGAAGGGCAGACCGTCGTAGCATAGCGCGGTGGTGCCTGCCTCGAGGCAAGAGAACACCTCACGGTCACGGAACTGCGCGATGCTCGCGCCGTAGTTCTTCGCGGCTGCGATGTAGATGCCGAGAGAGTCATCCATAAGCGCGGGGCGGGGCACCTCGATCGTGGCCTCCCACGGGCGATTGCCGAGCACATAGCTCTTCTCACCGAGCGACTTGTACTGGCGATCGCCTACCCACTCGCGGATCTGAGGCCACAAGTCCGCGATCGGATATACATCCGATGCGGTGTTGGTGGGGATCTCCAACACAAGAGGATCGCTCTGCGGCGCGAGGCCGGGGAGACCATCGAGAAAGCTATTCTTGATGCTCACACGGAGCAGATCAAGACGGTCATTAGGAGTCAACATCTAGCCTAGCCTTTCGCTCAGTAAGAGCCAATGATGGTTACGCGCGCGGTCGCGGTAGCTGCGTCATTCGTGCCGCCGACGGTGACCGAGATCACCTCGCCAGCCGCTGCAACGTTCAAAGCGCTCGGGGTCGCGCTGTCGACATCGCCGGCGGCGCTACCGTCTTGCGTGATCGTGACGACGCCGCCGGTGACGGCGGCATCCTCAATCTTCGCGGTCAGCGTAGCATCCCCGGCCGTAAGGGCCGCGCCCTCAAGCACCGAGTAGATAGCGTCGATCGTCAACGCACAAGGCGCCACGACGCGGTAAACAGCCTCGTTAGTACCAACGAGATCGACGACCTCGAGGGTCAGCGCCATTTGGTTAGCGCCGAGAGCAGCCCGCGCAGCCTCTGCGGTCGAGGCGCCAGTGCCGCCGTCAGCGACCGCAAGATCGGTGATGCCGGTGACAGCTCCGCCCGAGATCGTCACGTCGTCCGCGTCCTGCGTCGCGATGGTACCGAGCCCGAGGTTGCCGCGAGCGGTTGCCTCGTCGGCGAGGTCCGAGAGGTTGTTCGCCGCGACGAGGTCGCCGTCGGCACCGAACATGGTGGGCATCTGCACCCACACACCGAGCGTGTCCACGTCGACGATCACACCAGCAGGCGAGCGTGTCCCGCCCGCGCTGGTCTTGGCGACGGCCTCGTCGTCTACGATGTAGCAAACGTCGCCGATCTCAGCCTTCGTGATCGCATCGGCGTTCGCGCTGTTGTTCCAACGGTAGCAGCCCTTCTCGACGGTCGCGGTCACGTCGCCCGCGCCGCCTGAGCTGTTGTCCACGGTCTCGCGGAAGCGGCCGACATACTGAAGCCCGGTCGCGGTGTACGCAGGGCGCACGTTGCCCGAGGCATCGAGTGCAGCCATCGCGCCGCGATAGCACGTCACGTCGGCGGCGACATCAAACGAGAAAAGCACAGAAGCTCGCTCCGGCGTCATCCTTGCAGCGGTAAGAGCCATTAGCTCACCTTCCTTTCAGCCTCGAGCGCCTTCGTGGCTTGCTCGGGGCTCATGCCGATCTTGACCAAGTACCGCACGCGCTCGTCGTCGCCGTTGCTTTGCGGGCGCGCCGAAGGCACCGCAGCGCTCGAGAAGAGCGAGGGGGCAGCGGCCACGAACTGCGAGAAGAGGGCTTCGCCCCCCTCGCGGTCGAGCACCGCGCGATGGTAGGCACGTGCAGCGGGGGCGATCTTGCCTTCCTTGCACGCGGCCTCTACCATCGCATCATACCGCGCGGCGCGGGCTTGCGCGTCCGCCTTCTCACGCTCGGCCAGCGCGACCGCGAGGCGATCGTACTCAGCGCGCGGCACCATATCAGCGGCATGCGCCGCAGGCGCCACGACAACCGGAGCGGTCGCGACATCGAGCAGGGACCGAGCCTTGCCCAGGATATCCTCGGGCTTCGCGCCCTCGGCGAGGCCGAAGAGCTCGGCCAACTGCTGCATTAGATCCATACGTAGATCCTCTTTGTGTTTGGGTTGTACCTCCTCCCCGCCGCGCGCGTCGAAGAGCGCGGAGAGTCGGAGGTTTGGAAGATTAGTCAGGGAGATCTCGAAGAGATAGAGCGTGTCGCCCGTCTTAGGATCGTACATCACGCCGGGCGAAACGTAGCGGTACTCGCGCGAGGCGAGGACCTCCAGGCCGCGATCGGTCCAATCGATCGCAGCCCAGAGGCCATCGTCTCGGATCTCATATGCCTCGACCCACCCAAGAGCTCCGCCACCGTCACGGGCGATCGAGTGATCTTGGTCGACGGCCACGCGCGTTGAACGCGCCAGCGTGCGATCAAGCACAGCCTGAAGATCCGATATCTTATAACGCCTACCATCCTCGCCCACCTGCGAAGTGGATGGCAGAGCGTGCACCCAGCGGTACTCGCGACGAAGATCGTCGGCCGTCTTGGCTGGGGGCTGGTCGAACGAACTAAGCAGAGGCAAGAGGTGGCTCCGGGGTCAATTTTTGGGGCATACAATATTATACCATATTTATGAGCATTGGTCAAGTCTTTTCTACGCCGATTTCGCTTGCGCTCGTGCGCGAGTTGTGGTACGGCGCGGGAGGCGCGCGGCAGCGCCGACCGTGCCACGAAGGCCTCGAAACGTCGCTCCCGGGAGCGGACACCATGGACACCAACGTTGGTGTCCATGGACACTTTCGCTTTTCGTTGGTGTCCACAGCTAACGTCTCGAAATCATTAAACTTTATGCCAAATTTAACCGAAAAGACGCTTGGACACTTTCGGTCTGAATCTATATATGAATTAATATTATATATATATATTCAATATACCCTATATATTATTTACCCTTTAATAATAGATAAAATAAGTGTCTTAGTGTCCAAAATGCAACGAACCCTAATATCCATGGGCCTTTTGTGGTGGACACTTTGCCCGAAAGTTTAGTGTCCTTGGACACCAACTTGGTGTCCATTTGCGTCCTCTCCTTCCCTCAATCGAGCCCCGCGCCTTCGCCGTCGAAGGCCGGATGTTTTTCAAAGCCAGGCTCGACGCCGAATGGCAGCTCGAT